TAGCTGCTTTAGGTACAGATACTAAAACAAATGAACAAAAGATTGAAGAGTTAAAAGCACAAGAACAGGCAGATCTTATTAAAGCTGGAATAGATTTAACTAAATTTGAAGATACATATGGTGAAAATAAAGGTACTATGCCAAATGATTTGTATGCTTTATATAAACCTATTTATGATGAATACAATGCAAAAATAACTAAGTTATCAGAAAGTAAGCCTAGTAAACTTACTACTGAAGAAGATGATTTTTTAAATGATTTAAATGATATAAAGAATGTAAAGATTGATGAAAATGGAGCAGCATCTAAGTCTATAGATAATACAGTTTTAAACAGAGCTTTGTTTGAAAAGTGGTTAAAAAAGAATTTACCACAATTAAGTTTATCTGAAATTACTGATATTAATGAATTAAAAGACACAATTATTGATGCTTTTGGTTTATTTAAAGGAAGTTTAATATATTTATTTGAAGGTGCTGGAAATAAAACAGCATACCACGAAGCATTTCATGGTGTGTTTAGAAACTTATTAACAGTAAAACAACGTGAAGAATTAATTAATGAAGCTAAAACTAAATATCCCGCTCCAACATTAGAGGATTTAAACAATCTTCAAAAGGATTTAAAAAATCAATATACTGAACAGCAATTAACAAACCTTTATTATGAAGAGCAGTTAGCTGATGCTTTTGCTATATTTACTAATGACAGAAACAATAGAAGTCTTTTAGGTAAATTATCTGATGCAATTGTTAAATTTTTTAACAAAGTACTTAGATTTTTTAATATTTCAAAAAACAATGATTTATCAAAAATAGAAAACTTATTTGACAATATTAACAACGGTAAATTGGCTACAATGAAAAGTAGTTCAAATAGTGTTGTGAATATACCCATATTTAATGAATACGCTTATTCTAAGCTGCTTAATGAACAATTGACAGTAAGTATTGCTGCAGCAACAGTTAAGACTGTAGGTGACTTGTTTATGGCTAAATACCAGGAGAATTTAATTAGTAATAAAAAAACATCTCCAGTTGAAGCTTTTCAATCAATTGTTGATGGTTATATTGCAAAATTTAAGACATTACCAAAAGGTAGTGTTGATAAAGCTGTTTGTGGTAAAATAATATTAAATTTTCCAGAACTAATAATTGAAGCTAAAAAATATTTGTCTAGCCGTAATGTTAAAATTAATGCAAAAATATCATATACAGAAAAAATGGGAACACTTACTTCTCTTGAAGATAATAGTAGTGTTGAGTTTTTTAGTGAACTTGAGTTAAACAAACTATCTGATTATGAGGTTAATACAATGGAGGCTAAAACTGTAAAAGGATTAGCTGAATGGACAAGTATTAGTGGATTAAGTTCTGCTAGTGCAAGACTTAAGTTATTTTTATCTTCTATACCAGTTTTAAGTACAAGAAAATCAAATGGTGCATATACTAATTTAACTGATAGGTTTGGAATGCAAATTTATCATGATTTTAATGAATTATATACTTATATTGAAGATAATTTAATTGATTTATATGAGTTTGAAGAACAGATTGAAAAATTACAAGAGTTATCTGTTAATAGACCTGAATTAAAACAAGTTATTGATAAATTAACAAATAAATCTTCAGATTACAATAATGATCAATTTGATTTATTACAAAATGATTTTAATACAAACTTTAGTAAACAACAATTAGAGTTTTCATTGCCTAAATTTGATACTGATGCTGCTACTGGTCAAACTACTATAAGAATAATAGATGCAAATAGAGTTACTTTAGGTAAACAAATAAGTGACAAATGGAAAATTAATGTTTTTGACAATAATAGAAATACAATTGGTTCTTATAATGATCAAAAGGAAAGTGTAATTAATGTTGCTAAAGCAAAAAGATTAGAAGAATCATGGAATGGGTTACCAGAAAAACCAAAAGCTTCAGTTGTTAATGCAAAATTATTACAAGCTGGAATAGAATATTCTGATAGTGCATTAACTCAATTAGTTGAACAAAATGATCCTGAATGGAAAAAAGACGTTAGTATTGTACTTAATTACTACTCATCTAATCTTAATCCAGCAAATGAAAAAGCTTTTCGTGAAGCATTATATAGACTTGTAAGTAAAGAAATTGAATTAGTACCAAGTAGACATTCAAAATCATTTATTAGTGGTACAGGTGAAAACATTTTTACTGTACAATTACCTTCATTTATAAGCAAAACTATTGCTAAAATTAAAAACGTAGGTAAGTTTAAAACATGGTCAAATGAACTAGGTAAAGATTTATTTTATAAAAATAGTGGTCTTTTAAAAATGTTTAAAAGTGATAGTGCTTTTAGACTTAGATTTAAAATATCTTACATTGATGCATTAAAAGATGAAAGAGGAACTAGAGAAGGAGTTCATTTTACTGACATGACTCCTAAAGATTATGCAGCAAGTCAAATAGCTTATTTTCAAAACCTTGCAGCAAATGCACAAAAAGAAACATCTGGAGTAGTTAATAAGTATTTTTATATTATACCAGCAGATAAATCAATGCAGGTTATTATTGATTCTACAAATACTCAAGCAAAAGTTGATTCTAAAGGTAAATTATTAGTTACTAAATCACTTATCATACATAATGGTCAGGATAAGTTAAGTTATTATAATCATTTTTTACAAGAATTCCATAGAATTAAAGTTAATTTAGATATTAAAAATGATATAATCTTAAATAAAGGTAAAGGAAAACACAAATTAAATAGTTTGTTACAAAATTATCATATTTCAGAAGATAAATTTACAGAATTTTCTAAATTAGTATTAAAAAATGAATTAAGTGAAGAAGATGTAAAACAATTAAGTAGTATGTTTGATGGTTTTGCATATAAATTTAACTATTTTTCTAATGATTTTAATAAAAATATTTTACCAGCTGTAATGAAAATTATTGATAGTTCAACTATTGATAATCTTGAAAGTAATTTAGATTCAAATGATAATGTTCTAATTAAAGGAAATATAATTAATGCTATTGCAAAAGAAATACAAAATGATTTTAATAAGACATTAGAAGAAATGACTGATAATGGTGTTATTTTATATAATGAAAAAACTAAACTTTATAGTAGCAAAGTAATTACTTTAGAAGAAAAAACAGATGTTATTAATGGTCAAAAAGTAAAAATTCAAAGAACTGAACAAGATGTCAATGATGATATTTTAAATGTATTAGTTAATTTTAGTGCTAATACTAAGTTAAATAATATGGAGTTTTCAAATATATTTAATGGTGATATTGCTCAATATAGAGCTAGAGAACTTGGTAAACGTACACCACAAAGTCAAGCAATGACTGTTTTTGGTAGGTTTAAAAACAAAATAATGAAAACAAGAGTTGTTAAAGACTTTTATTATAAATTAGATAAAGAAAATTATGACAATATTTATGATTCATTAGTTGATAGTGGTTTAGGTCCAAAAGAAGCAAAAGAAATAATTGATCAATACCTTAATGTAAATGCAACAGATGCTCAAGTTTACATTTCTCCAGAATTATATAAAAGAATTCATGAAGCTAGAGGAACATGGACTCCACTAATGCAAGAAGCTTATGATATTGCTGAAAGTGGTGATAAAAGAGCAATGACACCTGAAGTAAGAAGACAACTTTTAGGAATAAAACCATTTTATTTTGGTAATAGATTTAATCAAGATTTAGGCATTATGCAATTTGAACAAGTTAAGTGTTCAATGATACCTTTATTTAAGGCATATACAGACTTAAATCCACTATTAGCAAATATCCGTAAAGATATGCTTAAAAAGGATAAAAATGGCAACACAACGCTTGATATGGTTGCTCATGAGTCTGCATTTAAAGATGCTTTAGGGTTTAGAAATGACATATTTGATAGTACTGGAAGTGTTACTTTAGATTTAAATACTGATAATTTTGGAGTACAAGTAGATAATGTTGATCATATTGAGGGTGGAAATGACTCTACAAGACAACTTAAAATGTTAATTTTAGGTACTATTGATAAAAATAAAACATATAGAGGTGTTACTGGTTCTGAAATAATTGATACAATTACAAGACTTGAAGCTACTAATATAAGAACTTCATTAGCAGAATTAAAAAGAAAACTTGACATTAAAAACAATGCTGAGTTTGGAACTTTTATATCAGATGCAATTACTAAACGTAATGCAACTGTTAATGTTGAAGAATCATTGTCATTAGAAGATGGTGATTTTAAGTATGCATTAGATGGTTCTTTATCTGTACAAATAGAAAACCTTATTAGTAGTGTTTATACTAGTAATGCAATTAAACAAGAGTTTGAGATTGGTGGAGATGCTGTACAAGCAACTAGTCTTGGGTTTCAAGTTAAAAGTAAATTTAAAAACTTACTAGAACAACAAAAGAATTTAACTAAAGATGAATTAACAATTCAAAAAAGACTTCAATGGATTAAACCTAATAAAGAAAATGGTTATATTGAGTTTGCTGAATGTGCAATGCCAGCATGGACATCAAAGTTTTTTGATGAAAAAGGATTTTTAATTGATGCTAAAAATATACCAGAGGCATTAAGACAATTAATTATATATCGTATACCAACAGAAGGATTGCACTCTATGTTACCAATAAAAGTTGTAGAATTTTTGCCTCCAACAATGGGTAATTTTATTTTACTTCCTCTTGAAATAACAAAACAATTTGGTTCTGACTTTGACTTTGATAAGGTTTATTTTATTGGTAAAGACTTTTATAAAACAATTAATGAAGATAAAGAAGTTGTATTTGAAGAATATAAATACTATCCTAATGAAGAAGATACTACATTAAGATATGGTCAATATATTCGTTATGCAAATAAAAAAAGAGAATATCCAATGGATTTTGAATTTTTTGCTAAACTTCCTATTGAAGAGCAGAACCCAAAAGCATCAAGAGATAATGAAATAATAGATCAATATTTTAATATATTAACAGAACTTAGTAATTTAAATCTATTAATTAAACCATCTGGTTTTAAGGCTTTAGTTGATTTTAAAAATGATAATTTTGGATCAAAACAAGAAATAGATTTTTTTAGTAGTAATAATCAACGTCAAATAAAGAAAAGAAGTCATACTAGTATTACTATAAAAGGTCAAGCAGCATTACATGTTTCTGGACATTCTTTTGGTGTTTTAATGGATTTAAATACAGCTAGTTATATAAAAGAAAAACAAAAAGATGGTACTTATAAGTCTTATTTAGATTTAAATAAAACCATAAATATTGATGGTAAAAAAAGAACTGACTTCCATAGACTATATAATGATGGTGGAAAGTTAATTGCTAATGAATTAGGTAGTTTATTGGCTGCTACACTTGATGACCTTAAATTTGATATATTAGCTTACCTTAATATAAATAGTTATACTATGGATACTTTAGCTACTATTATGAGGTCTGGAGTTGAAACAAATGATTCTTTAACATTTATTGGACAACCTGCTCTTAAAGAGTTAGCTAAAGCTTTAGAAGGTAATGAAAGTAAAATTAAAGAGTTTAATCAAGGTAGAGTTGATATTGATACTTTAATTTCTATTTACAAAGATAAAGCAAAATCAGCATTAAGTAAATTAGAAGATAAAGATAATCCAGAAGTTAGTGATTTGTATGATAAAATAGAAGATCCTAATTTTTATGTTTCAACAAAAGAAATATTTAAATATGTTAATAACTTTGATTTTAATGAGTTTGAAAAAACTGCTAGTCCAAAAGAACTATTAAATTATTTTTCAAATCAAGCTAGAGTTTTAATTCAATTTAAATCAGCTGAAATAATATCAAAAGAATTAGTTAAAGCTAACAAGTTTTTTGCAATTAACAAAGAAGTTGGTCCTAATATAGAAGATATTATTAGTAAACAATATATATTAGAAGATTTAGTAAATTCAAAAATATTAAATGGATTTGACTTAGAAAGAAACCCTAGTCTTAATGAAACATGGAAAGTTCATTTAGATGCCTTACAATGGTTTAGTTCATATTTCCCATATGGAAGTGAAAGTTATAAGGGTGTTAAAGAAATGTTTGCTTACCAACAAGGTTCTAAAAATATATCTGAATACCCTGTTAAAGATAGACAGTACATGAATAGCTTTATTAGAACATTTGTAGATCATAGTTCAACTTTGTTTAAAAATGTTAATGAAGAATATGATAATTTGCTTAAAACATTACCAGCTTTAGTTAATAAAATATTTGCTTTTACTGATGAAGAAATGTTTTTAGGAACTATTTCATATAATGCTTTAAGAAATAATCCATTTTTAAAAGAACTTAAAGAGTATAATGATAAAGATAATGATAATTATTACTTACAATTAAAGGGAACTAGACTTGAATTACAAATTAAAAACAATGTAATTGCTGGATTAACTTCACTTTATAACTCAGTAGACCCAGAAGTAAAGAATTTTGCTATTAATTTAATAAAACATTCATTCTTAACAACTGGATTCTTTAAAGGCATTAACTCATTTTCAACATTAATTAACCCAGAAATATTAGAAGAATTAGGATATAATAATTTTAGAAAAAATGTTATTGAAGAACTTAGAATAAAAGGTCCTTTATTGTCTGAAAAAATAATTGTTGAACAAATGATTATGAATAATCCTAGGGCGTTTAGTAAAACATTTGACCCTATAGTGTTTATAGAAGATTCTAGTGAAGGTTTACCAAGTACTATTACTACAAATATTAATTTAATAAAGGCTGCTAAAAGGACTGGTGATATGCAGTGGACAGATGAAGATGGAGTAACTCGTAATCCAATGATTATATCAGTTATTGATAAAGCCAAAAAAATGATTAAATTGTATAAAAGAAATGATAATGTTGGTACAACTGATGATATAAATGAAGTTGCAACTATTGTTTATGATGAAATAACTCCACTTGGTAAAAATGGTTGTGTTATTGAAATAAATACATCAGAAACTCCAAAAAAATCTCAGTTACCAGATAATGATAGAGGAATATCTTCTACTGATGAATCTACTGATGTTGATGGTAAAATTACTCCTGTTATTCCTGATGGTAAAAATACTGAAGAAGTTGTAACCGAGGTTAAGGTTGCTACTGAAAATAAAACATCTGTTTTACCTACTACTCAACCATCTACTAGTGTTGAAGTTAAGGAAGTTATACCTCAATATGGTGTAGTACAAGCTTCAACAAATCCTACTAAAGAGTTTGATAACAAATTAGTAAATGCAATATCAGACAACATTAAGAAAAATGCTTATGTTGAAAATGGTAGTAGCACAGCTAATTTAATGTTTAGTTATGGATGGCAGTGGAAAGGTAATAACACTAAAAATGTTACAGGAGAAAAATTAAAAGTTCAACCAGCTCAAGTTGACTTTAATGCTACTGGTAAATTACAACCAATTAAACCTTATTATTTTTATGATTCTAAATATAATGATGGTACATCGGTACCAAGTATTAAAGAACTTGACTTCTTAAAAAGACATATTGAAAAAACATTAGGTATTGATATGTCTAACTATGATATTGCTTTAAATAACATATATACTAAGGGTACAAAATTATTCAGACATACTGATATTGATGAATCTAATACTGCAAAAGATTATCCAGTTGTAGTATATGTATTAGGTAATGAACATAAAGTAAGAGTAGATGATAATGGTGGTAAAGCAGTAAGAGGTGCTGGTCCAATGGTAAATCCTAAAACACTTACATTACGTAATGGTGATATTTATACATTTGGTATGGATGGTAAAGGTAGATTTGAAGCAGTACATGATGTTATTGAAGCACCAAAAACTGATTCAAGTTTTCCTCCAATTACATTACCTGATGGTACAGTTACTAGTAACTACACTGTAACTTTTACATTCAGAAGAGCAGCTGATTTAAAGCCCGAAATGCCAACTGCACCAGCTAAAATAACTACTCAACCATCTACTAGTGTTACATTAAAAGCAGTAGCAAGTATTCCTCAAAATTTAGTATCTGGTATAGAAGCTTTTGGTACTAAACAAGAAGCTAATGCAGAAGCTAAAAAATTATTGGGTAATTCTCCTCATTCTATTGATATGGTAGAAGCTGGTGTAAGAACTAGAACTACAAGAAGTGTAGGAGAAATGGATAAGTATAATGTTAAAGTAGGAGATATAATTAAACAGTTTGGCAAATCTGCTGATGGAACTACTAAAAATATTTTAACAAAAGTGACAGCAATTCATCCAAAAGGAACTCCAGAATTTTTAGGAACTTGGAATAAGGAAGGTTGGACACAAGAAGGTATAAAAGCAATAGAAAGATATAAAGATGGTGCTGCTGCTATAGAGTTTGAAGTAATTACATCTACTCAACCATCTACAACTCCTTCAGCAAAAGATTTAGGTATAGATGATGAAAATATAACAACAAAAGACTTTAAATGTAAATAATATGGCTTGTCAAATAGGAATTAAATTATTAGTAAAAAAAGAAACTAAAGATAAACCTTGGTTTAAATACGAAGAAGATAAAAACTTTATTCTTGTATTAGAAAGTCCTTTAAAAAGGATTTATTCATATAATATTTTTGCAGTAGCTAAAGATGTTGCTAATTCTTTAAATAAAGGATTAAATAAAGAATATGAAGTAGGCAATGTATTTTTTGCTACTAAAAATAATGGAATAACAGGAGTAGAGATTAAACCTACAAATAAACAATTAGAGGTTTTAAATTCTAAAGATGCTGAAGAAGCAGAAAAAATAAGGCAAGAAGCTATTGCTGAACATCCTGAATTATTCTTTAAAGAACAAACAATTGCAGAAATAGATATTGAAAACTCTGAAATATTAAGACAAGAACAGGAAAACAAAGATTTAACTCAATATCAAAACTTAACAAAAGAATCTGATGAAAATTTTATAGCTTCTGAAAAAACTATTAGAGATTTAGCTGCAAGATTATCAGATAGAATTGGCATACCTTTTATCTTTGAATCTGATAGAACTAAAGAATATAAAGGTAAGTTAGAATTGCAACCAAAAAGTTATGGTACAAAAAATGTAAATTATTCTTCATCAGAACAAGTTGCTGTTATTAATCTAGCATATGCTACTCTTGATACTCCTATACATGAAATATTAGGGCATCCTATTATTAGAGCTATTAAAAATCAAACTATATCTGAATACACAGTAGGACCTTATGAAGGAGGAGAATCTTTAGCTACTTTTAAAACAAGAAGTGAGGCTGAGATTTTTGTGGATAATCATCCCAATGGTGATATGTTAGGAATAAGTACTCCAAATATAAAACAAACACAATTATATCAAAACCTACTTAAAGAACTTGAAATAGGTAAAGGTAAAGAAGTATTAGATAGGATTAAGAGAGATTATAATTTAAAACAACTTGATTTATCTAAAATACCTTTAAATACTAACTCAACAGAAGAAGAATATAATAGTATAAATGCTCAAGAAATCCTTAAAACTGAATCTGGAAAATATAAATTATTTGAAAAAATAGGAGATGGGTTTTTATATTCAAAAACTATTTCGCAAAGTGGTAGAATAGATTATAGAAAAATAGTAGCTGAAAAATACACTTTAGAAGAACAACAAGAAGAAGCTATTGTAGAATTATTAGGTTTAATGACTGCTGAAAAACTTGATAATGTTAAAGATGGTAAGTTAATATCTTTACTTAAAAGATTACTTAAAGAAATGAAACAATTTATTCGTTCTTTAATTAATCAAAAAGAAGTAGAAATTGATAAATTACCTGATAATATGACATTAGGTGATTTAGCTAACTTATTAGCTTATTCTAATAGTAAATTAATACTTCCAGGATATGAGGTAGAATATACTACTCCTGACAACAATAAGTTTAAAACTTATCAAGAAGCTAATAATCACATTAGCGAATTAGCTAAAAATGTTAAAGATGTTGATTTAGATAATATTAAATTAAAGAAAGATTATACAGATAGTTTTGAAATACAAAATGATTTTTTTAATGAAGATGGTACTAAAACCGTAATTCAGACTAGAATATGGAAAGAAAATAATAAATGGTTTAAAAGAAATAAGGCAACACTTAGTACTAAAGACGGAGACTGGAAATGGGATGAAAGATATAATGAAAAAGAAGCTACAGAATTTAATCCAACAGAATCCGAATTAATTGATTTATATAATAAATCTGAAAATGCTCAAGGCCAATTATTTTCTTTTGGAGCAAAAGATAATATTTTAAATTTCATAGAAAAAAACAAAGAATACGAACAATCTAAAGAAATTATAGAAGAATGGAAAAAAGTTAATAACATTAAATATAATCCTGAAGAAATATATTCAAGAGGTCAAGAATTTAGTTCTGTTGTAGGAGCTTATTCTGATTTTGATGTAAATTTAATGATGCAAAATTTACTTCAGCACATAGAAGATAATGAAAAAGCTGGAGGTAAATTTGCTATTTCTTCTTACACTAAACCTATTGATAAACAAATACGTCATTTAGAAGGTGGTGGAGGTAAAATTAAATTTAAAATTTACCCAAAATCTAATGATATTTTATGGGCATCTAATACAGATGTGTATTCTGGTAGTGTTTGGGATGCTTCTGAAAAAGTAAATAAAGATAAAAAATCTGAGTTACTTGGAGTTAGTTATACTAAATACCCTTCATTACAAAATGTAAATGCAGTACAGCCTAATCTTGCTTCTATTATAGATAATTTGTCACATCACCACAATGAGTTAGCCATATCATTAAATTTTAGTAACTTTGAACTTGAAGTAGATGAAGATGTTCCATACCAGACTAAAAAGATAATTGAAAATGTAAATAAAATTTTACAACAAAAAAGATTAGAAGAAATCAATAGTCTCATAAATAAATTAGAAAAAGAATGTTAAGCGGTATTTATAAAATAACCAATAAAGTTAATGGTAAATTTTATATTGGTAGTTCTTTTAATATTGATAAAAGAAAAAGAGAACATTTATATAAGTTAAATAATAATATCCATCACAGTAAATATTTACAAAATGCTTGGAATAAATATGGAAAAAATAATTTTGAATTTTTAGTGATTGCAAAATGTCCTCAAGAATATTTAATAAAACTAGAAAACTTCTTTTTAAAACAATTAAAACCTGCTTATAATATTGCTCCTGAAGCAGGAAGTACTTATGGATATAAACATACCATAGATACAAAAAATAAGTTTAAAAGCATTATACAAGACCGCAAAGATAGTAAAAAGACAAATAAAGCGTTGAAACTTACTTACGATGAAGTTTTTAATATTAAAAAACTTTATGCTTTAAATGTAGATTACAAACAGATTGCCTTTTTGTATAAAATATCTCCTTCGACTGTACACTCAATTATAAATAAAAATATATGGAAAGAAGTACCAGATTATACTATTCAAGAAAGCGATATTATTTTAAATAAACAAAGAATTGTAAAAGGATATAAATATTCAGATGAGTTTTTACTTCAAATATTAAAAGAGTATAAAGAAACAAATTGTACAATGTTATCCTTAAGAATTAAGTATAATATGACTAAATATTTAGATAATGTACTTAAAGGAAAATCTAAAAAGCACTTACAAAAACTAATATAACAATGGCTTGTAAATATAAATATAATAACAATTGGTACTCTAAAGAAGAGTTACAGTCTATTCTATATAAAGAAAGAGGAATAGATAAATATGGTAAATTAGTTAAGCCCAATATAGATAAAATACAAAGACAATCTAAAATAAGAGACTGGAGAATATCTAAAGCAGGAATACAAGAAGGAGTTCAGATGTGGGCTTTGGAGTATACTTCTGGTAATAATGTTAGTGACATTGATGGGGATATTGACTTTTTTACATCTGAACAAGAAGCTAGAAATTATCTAAATAAACTTATAGACGATTCTAAAAAACAAGTAGGCATCCAACCAACTCAAACTAATGATACTTTAAAAGAAAGTATTGAAAACATTAAGAAAAAATACTCAATAATGGAGTATAGTGAAGAAGGGGCAAGTGCTTTTAATATAGGAGATATTAGATATGTTTTTGATAGTATAGAAGGTAAATATTCTAAATTAATAAATAAAGATTTTACAAAACCTTCTAGTTGGGTTAAAATTACAAAAGAAGAGTATGAGCAAGCTAAAAAAAGTGTAAATAAAGAATACACTTCTCAAGCACTTATAAATACTAAAATAGCCAAACTTAAAGAAGTTGCTAAAAAGTATCCTAGAAGTTTAATTAGAAGTGAAGTTGTTAGAACAAGGGAATATTATCCTGGTGAATTTTCAGGATTTGCTGAAGATGAATTACCTTTTCAAAAATTGTCAAGCACTTCTGTAATAAAACCAACTCCTAAAGTTGATAAATCTGGTCAAACTGAATTATTTCAAATTGAACAACAAGAATCAAGACTTAAAGAAAAATCTTTAGTTGATAGGGTTAATGTATTATTAGGTGATTATATTAAAGCAAATAACATTAAAGTAGAGTTCCTTGATAAAGTTCTTAGTAAAAATGGTAAAGAAGTTGTTGCTAAATATGATTCTATAAAACGAATTATTCAAATTAATTCAAATCAAGCTAGTGCATTAACACTTCCTGAAGAATTAGCTCATGATTTAACTTTAGCATTAGGTATTGACCATGTTTTAGTAAAAAGAGCGTTAAACTTAATAGGAAGATTAGATTATAAGGGTATTTTAGGCCAACAATATGTTGATGCTTACAAAGGTGACGTTAATTTATTAAAAATGGAGTTACTTGGTAAGTTAATATCAAGACAAATAGCTGATCCTAAGCTCCCAGATGAACTTAAATCTGAAAATGGTGTAAAGATATGGGAAACTATTAAAAACCTTATTAAAGCCTTTATAAACAAATTTATGCCTAATTCTAATATAACTTCTGAATTAGATAGTATTGTTTCTGAATTATCAGAAATGATTGTTACTGGTAAAGTAGTTAGTAATCCTACTTTAGCCTTAGAAATGTATGATATGAATAATATTGTACATGAAATTAAGAAAGGTTTCCCTATGCAAAACTTTAATAATCAAAAGTTAGCATCAAGAGAAAAAACATTTACATTAAGAACTCAAAATTATCCTTCTGGATTATATAAATTTGGTAATATTTACTATAATGTGTCAAACTTATATGGTAAAGCAGTTAAATCTAGTGAAATTAAAAATGCAGACTATCTTAAAAAGAAGTTTGTTGGAAAAGAAGATGTTAGATTTGACCATGTTAAAGCATTTTTTGATGGTACTGAACCATTATATGTATATCAATTTTCAAGAGTTGATGAATCATTACAAAACTTATTGACTGAACAAGCTAAAACTGGTGGTCTTTCTCAAGATATAGAATCTTTTTATGTTTATTATAAGCGTGAAGTTAAGCAATTGAGAAATCAATTAAAGAAACTAAATGCTCCATTGTCAGATGAATCTAAGTACATTGAAGGTAAAATACAAGAAATTGAAGCTACTTTAATGAATTTAAAAGAAAATAACAACAAACAAAATTTAATTAATTTAGCTAATAGAACAATTGATGATATTGATGACTTTACAAAAGGTTTATACAATTTAGAAAAACAAGGCATTAAACCAAATGTTAAAAATATTGAAAAGTCAATTAAGGCATTACACGTATTTGAAGATTTAGATGGTGTTGGTGAAAGAGCTAGACAATTAATTAAAAATTTAAAGAGATTTACTATACAATTCTTACAAGAAGAACACCTTAGATTAACAGGAAGGGTTTTGACTGAAGAACAAATGGAAAAAATCACTGAAGATGTATCTGGAATTGAAAGTGGATTTGGTACACTTGCTGACGTTGAAAACTATTTAGCTAAAACTGTTGGTTTAATGATTAAAGAAAAACAATCTATTATTGAAAAAAACAATAAAAAAAGTTTTAAATTAATTTCTGAGGCTGTTACTAAATTAGAGGATTTTCAAAAGTCTAGAGGTATTACTGGAAAAAACATATATAATATATTTATACAAGAACATAGAGGTAGTACTGTTTTAACAAAACCATACACTTCTGAATATTACAAATTAATATCTGATAGTTATGAAAAAGAAGATGGTGATCAAATTAGAAGAGGTTTATCTACTTTTAATGAAAGAACTGATTTATGGGAGCCTAAAAATTCAATATATTTTAATGAGAATTTTAGGGAGATAAATAAAAGAGGTAATGAACCACTTTTAGAATTTTACAATTTCTTTAAAGATACTGTTGCATCTGTTACTGATGAACTTCCAGTTGATTTAGATAAAGAGTTTATTCCTAATAGCGTAGAATCAACTATATTTGATGTATTAAAGTCAGATAAAGACTCTATGGGCAAATTAAAAGATGGTATTAATCATATAATGTCAGCAAATTTTTGGGATGAAAAAGAAATTAGTTATTTTATAAATAGAGACTTAGAAAAAGATGAAGTTCCTTTAAAGTACATAGGTAATCTACCTGCAAATAAAAAGTCATCTGATTTAGGTGAAGTTTTGTTAAAGTTTGTATATTTTGGAAATTCTTATAGAGAAATGAGTGATGTTTTACCTAAAACTAAGTTACTTCAAGAAATATTAGAAGAAAAAGCATTTATTGTAGGTGGTAAAAGAGATAAAGGTAAAAACACAAACCTTAATAAAATGGTTGAAGGTTTTATCAATATGCAGGTAAAAGGAGAGATGAAATCAGAAAAAGATTGGATTGGAAATAATACAGCTGATGCTATTGATTTTGCTTTAAAATACACTTCATTATTAAGAATTGGATTTAACCCATTTGCTGCTGCTGCTAACTTTACTATTGGTGGAATTGGTAATATTATTGAATCAATTGGAGGAAGATATTTTACAACTAAAAATTTAGTAGATGCTAATAGTATATTCTTTTCTCAAAAATCTAATGAAAACTCTAAGTTATCAAAAATTACAGAGCAAATAAATCCTTTAATGGAAATGGATGACCACGGAAACTTAGAAAAAATAAAAATTGGTACTAAAAATCTTCTTCAAAAAATAATTCCAGCAGCATATAGTTTTCAAAGAATTGCTGAAAATAAATTGCAGATTACTACAATGATTGCAATAATGCTTAAAAATAAAGTTACTACTAAGTCTGGAGAAGTTATATCAACATGGGAAGCTTTTGATGATAATGGTGTTTGGAATGAAGATTTAATGGGATATAAATTTGAAAACATTGATTTAAATAAATTAACAAATAAAGTTCAACGTGTTAATCAAATGATTCATGGTAGATATTCATCTAAAGATTCTTCAATATTAGCTCAACAAAGTTTATTTAGAGCTGCATTTCAATTTAAGAAGTGGATTCCTGCAGCTATTGAGTCAAGATTTGGTGGTGAAAGATTTGATGATAGATTAGATTCAGATATAAGAGGTAGATATAGAACTTATGCAAAAGCTTTTAAATATATGTCTGCTAAATTAAAAGGTGATATTGAGTCTCTTCAAAAAAATAAATTTGATGAGGTAGATTCTTATAATATGCGTAAAAATGCTACTGAATTAATTATTTTAACTGCATTATTGTTACTTAAAGCTGGATTTGATGATAAAGAATTGCGTAGAAAACCATCATATAAATTTGGATTAAGATTATTAAACCAAGTTAGTGCTGACTTACTATTCTTTTATAGTCCTTTAGATATGCAACATTCATTTACATCAGTTCCTATTGAAAAAACATTAACAGATGTTTCTAAAGTAATTAGATATGCTCCATTTATGTTTAGTGGTGAAAAGAAATACAATTATAGGTCAGGTGATTATAAAAATGAAAACAAAGGTGTAGTTGCAATTAAAAATGTAATTCCTGGAGGAAAACAAGTATTTGATGTTTACAGGTTAGGAAATAACTCACCTGGTAGAAAATAAATTGGCGGTTAGAAATTTTTTTAAAGGGGAGTTCAGTAATGATCTCCCCTTTTTGTTTTATTAAATTAGTAGTCAGGACAGGACTTGAACCTGTATGATTTAGCATAAGTGTTTTTAGGCACATCGCTCTGACCTTATGAGAAGTCTCACTAAATCTTGGTTAGCGTCTACTATTCCGCCACCTGACTAATATTTTTTTATGAAATTAATAAATAGAATGACACAACTAAAAATAGTTGATATAAAAGTTGTTCAAAGCCAATGTTTATAAATAATTGTCTTAAACTTCTAGCATTCCATAGTTTAGCATTTATATTATTCATTATAAAAGAAACTATTGCATGTCCAATAAAACAAATTAATGGAAATAACAATAATACTTTTGGTGGATTATTGCCATGATATATGTTGATTACAATGTAACAAAATACAAATGAACAAAAACCAAATGAATAAAGCAATGAATGTTTTAACAATGATTTAATTTCTGTATTTCCATGTGAATCAGATTGTGATTTACATAAGGCAAATTCAAAAAGCCAATGTAAAGTTAAAAGTATTATTATTTGATATAGTTGCATGTTTTAAAATTTAAAAAGGCAGTAATTGTTAAACTACTGCCTTTTGGTTAATTATAGATTCATTAATTTTACTATAGGAGTTTGTCCTTTGTCAAGAACTAAACCTAAGCTTATAATTGGTTTCTTTGCAAAAGCTTTGCCATAATCAAAGGCATACTTATGTCTATCTGCAGCCCAACCAACTTGTAGTCCAAAAATAGCATCTTTTTCACTCACAGACCATTGTACAAATGTTTTAGAATGAAAATGACCTTGACAAGTAGATATTCTACTTTCTGTTGCCACTTTAAATGCATCTCCAGCACTACCATGTTTATACAAAACATTATCTTGAATATGCTCTAATTTAAACTCCCATTCTTTAGGAGCTCCAATTGTTAAGCCAAAATCCTTAATAAAATGCCTTGATAATCCTATTGTTCTAGCTTTACGCTGAATCAATAAGTCATGATTACCCATTAAGCTAATTGCTTTTGGAAAGGCTTTAAACCAATCTTTAAGCTGTTCTTTAGCAGCAGATAACTCATCACCAACACTTAATCCATCAGGATCATGTTCATGATATGACCAAGCATGACCATCTATTACATCTCCAGCAAATATTACAGTACCACAATTATACTTCATTTGAGTATCTTTGCAAAACTCTAAAACATCCTTTTTTATAAAAGGTGCATGTAAATCTGGTAAAAATATAACATTATTAACATCTAAAGAAGATGATAAATTGTTTGGTCTAAATGAATAAACAACCTTTGTCATGGGTAAATCACCATTTATGGCTTTAATACCCTTAGAATCAATTTTTGCTTGATTTAAGGCTATTATTACATCACTTAACTTGCAGTCTGATTTATAACGATTTTTTATAAACTCAGCACTTTTTTTTAAATACCCCTTTTTTTTGTTTAACCAGGTGTATATTTCTCTTTGTGTTCTATTCATTTTTTATATATTTTGTTTCTATCATCAACACCTTTATTGGTTAATTGATTGTCTAACACCATCATAATACTTGCACAAGCATTTGCTAAATGATTAGTGCCTATTTCATCAATGTCTTCTCCACGTAGCCATTGATTAATATGTCTTTGAGATGCTGAAATATAACGTCTATAGTCAGTTCCATGACTATAATTAAAAACACCATATTTGTTTGCTCCTTTTGTAAAAACCTTAGCTAATTCAAGCAGTGCTTCTTGTGGTATTAAAGTAAAATCAGGCTTACCTTCATCAAATTTAATTGTTTCAGTATCTAATTTACTAATTAATCCAGCTTTAGTTGCTTGACTTTTAAGTATGTTTTTATTTATCTCTTGAAGCCTGTGTACTTGTTCTTCCATTTCAGAGTTTTTATCATGACTAGCACAAGGAGAAGCTTTATACTCCTCCATTGTTGCTGGTCTATTTAACTTATTGAAATCAAAATCTACTCCAATTTTTGTCATAATTATTTTATTTCACAATTATCACCTGCACAAGCTAATTCTTGAGAGTGCTCAGTGTTATCGTCATTTTCAACTATTTTTGTTAAATCTATGTCAGTTAAACTTTTGCTCAACTTATCAAACTGTTCCTTAGTACAATTTTCAAAGGGAGCTTGAATATAACTACCATTGTCATAAGGTAATACACTAATGCCATTATAAGTGCTTCTATTTTCATACATCCAATTCCCAACTAAATCCCACTCTTCAGGTTTAATAGAAACAGTAGCACTAACATTATTTGCATTATCACCTTTTGCATGACCTTCCTTTACCCATTGTAAATTAAACTTACTAATTCTATTAAGTAAATCTAAAACACTTTCAGTTCTTAGTATAGAACCAATTGGAGCTTCTTGAGGTATAGTAATAATTGCAGTATCATGTGACTTTAATTGATCATCTTCTACAATTTCATTATGATACATAAACATATATCCATATAAAGGATCATTTTTTGTAACTCTAATTCTTCTAAAATAATAATCATTATGCCAAGCATGTATACCACTTGACGTTCCTAATACACAAGAAGTTGTTCCACTTGGTTTAATAGTTGTTGCTCTTGCTGCTGAATTAATTTTAATTCTACTAGAGATTATTTTATTAATCTTTTTAACAATATCTGCAGCTTCTACTAAATCTAAGTCTAAAACTTTACCTGAAGCAATACCAGTCATTCCAACACCTATTAAGGCATCTTCTTCTGTTGTTTTTCTCCAAATAGATCTTAAATAATGAAAGTCAGTATAACCAGCTTGTAATGTTCCAAAGAACGCTGCAACACCTACTCTCATATTTAAATCTTCTTGATTTACAACATCAGACACATTTACTTCACATAAATTGCAGAATTGAAATGGTTTTAATGCAATCTCACAATTATGAACAAACACTCCTGAAGAAGTAATAAAATTATCATCTTTATTAGAAGTAATGATTGCAAAATTGTGAGTACCCTCTACAGTCATATCATACACATCTTCTCTTTCTGAAAGAAATTCTACAGAAATTACTTTATGATTTGCTAATTCTGCTAATTTTTCAGAAAACTCACTAACTGTTTCAGCTTTCATTTCTTTTAGTCTTCCTTTAGAAAGGAACTTTACACCACAACTATCTAATACTTCTTGATAAGACAATTTAGCTCTTTTTTGAACTGTTTTATCAAAACAACGAGTTATCATTTCTTCTGTAGTCAAACCATTACTATTAGTATTGTTTTCTCCTTTTTGACGAGATGATTGTTTTTCTGACCACTGTTCATGAACTTTATTAGACATTTTATGAAAAGCATTATTTGCTCCTAACATATGCTCTCTGTTATGTTTAATAGCATCTATAGCCTCTAAATTATCAGGTAGGTCATTTAATCCATTTCCATCTTTGTGATGGATGTGTTGAGAATTATACCCTTCCTTAATAATATCATAATACTGAGCAACATGGGCATATTGAGCAATATCTCTACCTGTGTTAGATTGAATCATTCTATAATTTCTATCACTTCTTTTATAAGAATTAAAAGGCATTAAAGATGTTCCTTCTATAAGATGTTGAGCCTGAACATATTGTCCATTTCTAAGCATTATTCTGTGATCAGGAGTACATGTAAAACTACTCCCATCATCAAGCAATACTTTAACTAACTCAGCATTTTTTCTGCTTTTCCAAACTTTTGAACAGTAAGAAGTTACTACTTGTCCAGTTTGAGCTTGCATAGAATATACAGGTCCTTGATATTCTTCATCACATAGTTGCTTAATTGGAACAGCATTACGTCCATCAGCAGTTGCTACTAATGTGCTTCCAATAAAACAGCAAGGGTTAGTTCCCCAGTCTTTGTTATTTGTCCAATAAACACCTGGCTCTCCACTTCCAGATAATTCAATCTTCTTCCAAATAGCTTTAAACTTATCTTCTGTAACCACTTCTCTTTCTAACACTGCTGAATTATTAGCTCTTCCACGCTGAGGATTTAACTCCCACCAGCTTCCAAACTTACATTCCATCATATCATAATCATCATGTGAAAATAGACTAATCATTGCTGAACGTCTAATTCCACCTGATAATACTGCATCAGCAATATGGCACATAATATCATGACAATCAAGTGATGTCAATTTATCTCCATTTTGCTTTCTTTCAAATATTGCTTCAAGATGTGTTAATGCTATTTTTAATGGCTCAGGCCCTGGTGCTTTACCACCAGCAGTAATTAAACGCATCCCTTTATTCCTAATATCAGTATAATTAAACTTAGGCTTATATTGATTGTACCCAAAATAAGATTTAACTAACACTTTTATAGCATCAGCCCAACCTTCTAATGAGTCAGCAATCATATATTTTTTCTCTTTTGTTGGTTTAGAAATTGGTGGTAGCTTATCAATATGATGCTTCTGTACACTAAATCCAACTCCAGTGCCACCTAATAATAAAAACATTGATTCATTAAATGCCCTATAGTCATCTACAGGCAAATAAGCACAATTATATATCCTACTTTCATTTTTAAATATAGGAGTTCCTGCAAATTGCATTGCTCTCATACTTGGTAAAACACGTTTACTCCTTACAAAATCCATGCTATTTGTAATCTCACTTTGTAGATTAGGGTATTTACTAATCATCATCAACTCATACCTATTACAAATCTCATCCCACGTTTCTCTCCTTTTTAAGTCAGGATTATACTTTGCGTATTTATTAAAAATTGTAATTTCTGATAAAATTTTATTACTAGTTGTCATTTATTATATTGTTTTTTAATTGGTTTTTTTCTAAATCAAAAAGACTAACGTATTTTTCAGTTTCTATGTCTATAACATCTAAAACCTCATAGATAAGATCTATGTCTACATTTAATCTGTCTGCTATCTGCTTTCTCTTAAATTTTTGAGGATAAATTGTGTTAAATACTGTAGCAGAATGAGTGCTTTTAATAGACTCTCTACCATAATACCTACATAATAACTCTTTTAATTCATCATCAAATTTACTATAGTTTCCTTTAATAAATTTATCAAAATTAGGTTTATTATGTCCTGGTACTCTAAGATAAATAAGAATTTCTTCTAAATTTTCTTCATATTTAACATAACAATCATTATCATTTATTTTTTCTATAAACTTCTCAAAAATATAATCATTACTATCTATCTTTTCAAACACCATAACAACCATATAGTCATCTAAAAGATAACAATTAATATAATTGTATGGTAGTTTAGCATAATGAATGTCACACATTGGTAAAACAAATGTATGACATCTTGTTGGTTTTGTACCAAGTATTTCTATTCTTCTATTCACAAAAGTCTATTTTTTCTATTTTGTTAAGTTTTAATTCTCCTGTGTCTAAATCATCAATCATTTTTAAACTTAAATAGTTTCTGTAAAACTCTTTTATTCCTTCATATTCTCCAAAATGCAGAATATACTCATCAAACACTAATCCTCTTAATGACTCTTGATCATCAATGTTAAGTAACAATTTATCAGCAAAAGCTTTACCTTTGCCGGGAATTCCTTTAATTCCATCTACAGAATCACCTGTAATCATACTTTTCCAAAAGTAAGCGTTTATTTCATCAGCAGTATTCTCCACAAACTCATTTTTACGTGGATTGTAGGCAATATCTACTGAAGTTAGTATATCTTTATCAGGAGAAATAATAATGCTCTCATATTGGCTGTTTTTAGCTTTAAATGAAACAACTAAATCATCAGCCTCATAGTCACTATTAAATGTAAACCCATGATTATCTTGTAAATATTGCTTAATATCATATAGAAATTCTGGCAAATCTGTATATTTCCTATTAGCTTTATAGTTTGGGTTTACAGTATACCTAAAACATTTGCCTATTGTTAAATACCCTAAATAGCTATCTGCTTGCACTAAAGTGTTTATGCTTCTGATAAATTCATCACAAAGCTGTTTGCAGTCTTCTAGGGTCTTAATAGGCTCATCTTTTTTATTATGGCATACATAAAATGGAATAAAATCACCATCATAAACAGCTACTCTTTCTTTTACTCCTGTTTTATTCATTCTATTTTTCTTTTTTATCCCATTCAGAGAACTTTTCAATTTCATACCTTGACTTTAATTCATCTATTAGGTCATTTACTTCTTTCTTAATTTCTAAAAAGACAATTTTGTTTTGACCTAACCTTTCTAAGGTGTTTATTGCAAAAGCTGCTCTTTCAAGGGCTTTAGTAATTCTTACAATTTCACTACTACTAACTTTAAACATAATATTTATTTTTAATTAATTCTATTGTTTTAAGAACATTAGCTTGATTATTAGGTTTGTAAAGAGTTACATTGTAGTTATTTCTAACTAAATGATCCTTAAACCATTTCCATTTGAGTGGAAAAGCATCATTAGGATAACCCTTACATTCTAAAACCCAGCCATTATTAAAATTATCTATATTTGTAAAATCAGGTAAATACGTTATGCTCCTAATATTTTTACTAGCATTAACAAGTAATTTATCTTTTTTTAGTTCATAACTTTCATTAGTGAATTCAAATGCTTCTAATAGTACAAACTTCTTTTCTTCATATTTAAAATCTATTATACCAGCTTCTATTAACTTATTATAAGTAAATAGTTCTAATTTAGATTTAAAAGTTAATCCGTTTGCAACAAGAGATACAGCATTTTTTATTTTTCCTTTATTTTTCTTCATTTTTTATTTGTTGTAATAGTCTATCAAAAACTACAATGTAATCTGGCTTTAAATAGTATTTGTTTAAATTTTTAGTTATTAAAATACCATAAGCATCAGTTGTTTCTGTGACTAACATAACAAAGCTTTGTAAGTTATCTAAATGAATATCAATCTTGTTATTTTGGATTGCTTCTAACTTATCATCTGAAAAGTTACACCTAATAACATGAGCTTCATCTAAACCTAAGTTTTCACCAGTTTTCTTTATTAAAGATGTACTGTCATCATTTGAAATTATATAAACTTCAAATTGAGTTTCATCAGATAATAATACTTTAATGAAATTCCTAAAGCCTTCAACAGCCCAGTTATCTGTTATCTCAAAAGATACTCTATATTTATTGTTTATCATTTGTTTTTTTTATTTGATTATTAATCATTCTTTTTGTACTAGATAATCCCATTGATTTAATATAATCACTTACGTCTTTAAATTTAGGAATGTAAAAGTATTTAAAATTATACACATTTGCAATTTTTAATGTATTTTTTATTCCTTCTTCATCATTATCATAATTTACTATTATTGTTTTAAACCTGCTAAGTAATTCATTAACAATGGACTCATCCAAATTTGTTGTTTCACTTTGAAGTGATATAGCATTATAACCTAATAACCTGTAAACCATGCAATCTTTAAGACTTTTTGTAAGTATTAATATGTTTGAAGATTTATCTAATTGTTCATAACCTTCAATACTAGAACCTGTTGTTAGCCATTTATAAGCTTTATTCTTCTCTAATGGTTTGTATATTTTATGATTATAACCACTTTTATTATAGAACCTATAGGCATATAGTGGATTTAATTTATTATAATTTAAAACAAAAACATCATCATTTTTATAAATATAAACATGTTTACAAGAAAAGACATTATAAGTATCTAACAAAGTTAATGGTATTGAGTACTGATTCCAGTAATCATAATCTGCAATAGTAAAAGGCTGACTAACAATTTCTATTCTTTTCTTTACTATTGTTAATAGTTTTTCTTCAAACTTTAAATCCTTCATTTCACGATTAATATGTAAATTAGATACACTTAATCCAAAATCTGACAATATAATATTCAAAGATTCTTTAAAAGTACAATTATATTTAAACATAATATAGTCAATTACACTATAGTCTTTATTATCACCTCCAAAGTCTCTATAGACTAGATTACCTCTTTTGTTACATCTTATTCTACATGATGGATTTTTATCATTGTATAATTCAGATTTAAAAGAAGAATCTACTTTTTGAAAATTCTTGCAATAATATTTCCACAAATTGTATTGACCTATGCTATCATATATCTCTTCTAAAGTTAATTCCTTTTCAACACCTCTTAAACTAAACATAAGTATAAAAAAGCGCAAGTAATTTCTTACCTGCGCTATTAATTAATTATTTATTATTAGAATGGTAAATCATCATTTTTAACTGCTGTACCAATACTTGAATTAACACTGTCTGGAGATAAAAACATTTTAATATCTTTATCAGGACTGAATTTTAATCCAGTTGCTACAGAAGGAACATTCATTGATTCTACTCTATCAAGAGTTGAAAAGATTGCTCCACCTTCTTTAGTTTGTTCACCCTTAAATTTAGCACGGAATGGACGTCCAACTAATAAACTAGAAAGTTTATCAACCAACATTGAAATTTGCTTTTCTTGATTAGTTTCATTAGAAGATACTAATTCAATATTTTTAGCTTCATCTCTGCTAATATTATGAGTACAACAGATTAAATCATTAATATTACGTGCAGTAATATCCCAAGCAGCTGTCTTTTTACCTTCACCTTTTTCAGATGATAAGTACATATAGGCTGATTGACCAACTTCACCATTTTGATTAACTGTTTTCATTCTAATATAAGGTGTTTGCTTTACATTAGACTTACCAGAGATTATTTCAGTAACCTTAACATTTTCATAAACTCCTGGTTTTTGATATGCAACATTGTTTGACATTTCATTACTACTATCATCTACATTTAAACTAAAATTCATATTGTTTGTTTTTATTTGTTATTAATTATTAATTATTTATATATTTTATCCCAATAAGTTTTGTAAACACCATCAACTTCTTCAGCCAACAGTATCTCCTTATTTTTGAGATGTTCTGGTCTTGCACCACAAGTTACATCATCCATAGCTTTAAAGCTAAGATATGTTTCATTTCCTCGTCTAAACATATAGCCAATAGCATCTGCTTGACTACAAATTAATGATTTAATCTTGCCAGTTAAATCAATGTTTGCAGCCTGAACTAATTCACCTTTATCATCTACCTGCTTGTCTTTTATATGACCTGATAGTATGATATGTGGAGCTAATGTATCAATATAATCTAGAACTTGAAAAAATGCTTCACGAAGATACATGTAACCTGCACCATTTGCAAGTTTTATTACATCATCACCATCAAAATTTTTGCCCATAGAAGTGGCTTTGTAAATTTTAACAGCTAATGGTTTTACTAAATCTTCTAATACAGTTACAGTATCAACTGTAATGTATTTGTAAGGGTAATTAGCATCCTTAATTTGTTTGCCAATGTCTCTTAGTTCATTAAGGCTATTTACCTTAATCTTAAGAGCACTGACATAGTCAGAACCATCCTCAAGATCTAGTATTAAATTATTCTCTAGCCCTGCGTAAGACGTTGTTTTACCTGTCTTAGGCTTAGAATAAATAACTAATCTCTTTGGATTAACTCTGTCTATTTTTACCTTACTTGTAGGTAACTTCATCGTTTCTGTCATTTTAAATTATTTTCTAACCATTCTTTATTTATTTTATCTGGTTCTGGTAACTCTTTAAAAGTTCCTGTTTTAGGCATAAACAATAATCCTATTGCAATGTTATCTCTGCTGAGTCTGTTTTTGATTATTTTTAACATCCTAAAAGAATCTTTTAAATTGTAACTTGTCCCAAGCTTATTGATGTTATAACCTATACATGCATCCATGTCCATTTTATAAGCATTCATCAAACCTAAGACAACATCTGCATCTGTGTAGGGATTTGTTGTATCTTTAAAGTCTGATTGCTGTGGAGATATATCAGCGCCTTTAAATTTCATTCTATCTATACTACTCAACCCTTGATTAAATTGTTGTAGCCATATAAACGTCATTTTAAACAAATTCCTAGCAATTACAGAGAATTCTGAAAGCTTGTCAATGTTTTGTTTTAAAGTGAATCCTCGTTCAATTTTAGCCAAAGCTAAGTGGTCACCTGCCACAATGTTGTACTCTTTAGGATCATTTAATTCAAAACTAACAATTCTTTCTTGTTTTTTGTCATTTTCATCAGTATAAGGTTCTTTAATATATTTACCTTTTTTGCCCATAAAGTCCCACCAGTATTTGTACATACCTGTTGGATTTTGTGATTCCCAAATCCAGTTTATTTTCTTAAAAATCCTTTCTAATTCATCTAGTTCACTAAAAATTAATTTCTTCTCATCTTCATTTAACCTAAATTCACCGTAGCCCTTTATTTTTTCTGGTGCTATAACAATGTTGTATTTTTTGTAAATAAGAATTGAAAGCCAATTAGCTTTTTTAGTTGTTTCATCAATTTCCCAGGAATAATAAATAACATTTATACTTATACCTTTAGCTTCAGCATCTTGTATTGCATTAAGTATTACAAAGTCAAGGAATGTTGTTTTAGCACTACCTGACAATCCACCTAATAAATAATAACAAGCTTTTTGAGTCTTGAAGATATATTTATTTATTCTTTCTAGTCCATTATCTAAGCCTTCATAATCTCCTGATAATCCAGCTTCTATTCTTTCTTTCATCATATTGCATCTAAATTTGTAATTTGAGAATTACTTTCATCTATGTTTAGATTTTCACATTCATCAGCATAGATCATATAATTACGTTGATGCAGCCATGTTGGTAAATTCTGCATGTATTCTTCTGAATTAGATCTGATGGCTTCATTATGACATAATTTAGCACACTTACATAATATACTATGAGTTGTTTCCATTAGTAACTTATCATATAAACTTTTACAACGTTTTAAGTCAGTGTGTAAAGGACGTGTCCCTGCACCTTTCTTAACCCTGTTGGGGTAACATTGTCTAAATTCATCAAAATTACTTTCTGATTTTGGGGATAATGACTTGAGGGCATATAGCGCTACTTGATTTCCTCTATCAGTAAGAGATAATAATTCATAATATATATTGTCAGACTTTCTATCTTTAATCAAGATGTAACCATCAGATTCTAATTGTAAGAAGACATTAGTATTTATTTTTTTGCATTTATTAACATAATTAAAAAGCAAATCCTTGTCATTAGTGTAAATACAATGTATTATAAAATAAGCCTCTAATCCAATACCCTCTTCAATTATTTTATCTACGTTTATAAGTAAACTATTCATTATTTTTTGCTGTTTTTAATTAAATTGTAACTTGAGAATTTTTTTATCCTCAAGGTATTCTTTGTACATAGTTAATGCTTCTAAAGAAAACTTATTTTCTGCTTTAGAGAAATAAATATCTTCAAGATTAAGTTCAGCAGGGTCAAGTGTTTTTCTACTTGATTGTGAAATTATTTTTTGAAGAGTCTTTATAGCACTCTTACTATAATCAGGGTAATTCTTTACTAAATACAAATAATCACTATATGTTTTAAGATATTTGTCATTTTTTGGTATATAATAATAATTGTTTTCAATAGAATCAAATGCTACTGCTCTACCAATAATATTACCCTTTATATTATAAAGAACTTGTAAGTAGCTTAAATTGTCATAACTACGCATTTCAAATGTAAATAGTGGTTCTGAAGCTTTATTAAAACTCCAAGTTTCATAATCCTCTTTTTTACAGAAAAAGAAATGAGTGCAATTATAACTATTTATTTTAACATTGCTACTATCTAATTTTTTAACTGTGCACTTATTTTCTATTTTATGCGCTGGTAAAAGTCTTTTTTTACTTTTTTTAACTTTCCCAGCGTCCATAAAATTTCCACCGCCATATGCAAACCCTCCTCGATCATAATGATTAACTTTATAACCAGAATTTGAATGTAAGTATCCATTATCAGTTAAGTACTTACCAACTGTAGTTAAATCTCTATCTGGGTGCAATAAACATAGTTTATCATTACCTAGAAAAGAATCTGTTAGTAGTTCAAATGTTGAAAATGAATTATTATACATTTCCATTACACCATCAGCAGCCATAATATATTTAACAAAAGCAAATGTATCTGAAAACTGAGAATTCAAAAACATTAGATTTGTAATACCATATATCATTCCATTATGAACAATACATGGATTATCTGTTTCAATACATGTGTTAGTAATAGTGTTGTTATCTTTAGAAATTACAAAAGGATGACAATTCTCAGCAGAAACTAACCCAGAAGTTCCATTACGGTGATGAATAACTAATTCATCATTTACTTCTAAGTCAAGCTTTGATATGTAATCTATCATTTCTTGTGAGTTAAAAAACCCCTTAACAACATTAATTTTATTTGTACCATCTTTTTTGTACATAAATCCACTTCCATCAGTATTTGAAATGAATCCATTACCAATAAAATCATGTACTTCTTTAGTATTTTTTTCTGTGCCCTTTGGGCATATGCTAATTAAACACATCTTTATATTTTTTTAAATTTATAATTTTTTTAAATCAAACACTTCATCTAATTCATTTGTTTCATAATCTGTAATCTCATTTG